GATTTGTAAGCGGGTCGTTTCGTTGTGTCTCTAAATTGATACATTGGATTTTCCCATTCTTCCACGCTTCATCCTCCTTCTAAAATAATAAGTTGAGATCTGCTACATCTCCTTGTTCGTCTGAAATATCCTGAACAAACGCACTAAACTCTTGCTTGCCTAAACGAAGTTTAATTACAGCTGGTTGTTTCGTTGACTGGTTTTCGTTTCTTGTGACAGTGTGCTTCACACCTAAACTTGCGTTTAAATTTGCAAGCGCAGGAATGTCTAAAACTGATGCCATCGCGCGATTAATCTCATCTTGTCCAGAGTAAATCCCTGTTGAGATTGTTCCGCCAAAATTCAACTTATCTAAATCGCTAAGTGGTCCTTCTTTAGCTGGAGAGAATGGTAAATATTTACGAACTTTTGAAACAACCGCATTGATAGCCTTAGCCGGCAAACTAATTGCTGACCAAATTCCATCAGCAATCATCTTGACCAGATTCCAACCCGCATTTTTGAAAGTAGAGAAAAATCCTCTAACAACACCGATTACCGCTTCTAAAGCGCCAACAACGATGCCGCCGAGTCCATATAAAATTCCAGACGCGGCTTCCACCATTCCTTCCCAAGCCATCGACCAATCCCCTGAAAGTATACCGAGAATAAACTTGATCAAGCCTTGGATTACTCGTAGAGCTCCTTCGATCACTGCCGAAATTGCTGTCCAAATCCCTTCGGTTATTCCTTTAATCGCAGTCCATACTCCAACAACGATGCCTTGAATCACACCCATAGCATTTCGAATAAATTGACCGATTTTTCCATTCCAAATCGTATTTACTGCAGCAGCGATTTCCTCGTTATTAGCTTTCCACCAAGCAACGACACCGCCAAAAATTCGTTGGATCGTGTTTGATACGGTTTGAACAGCAAATGAAATTGTATTTTTTATAGATTCCCAAATCGTTGTGACAGCATTCCGAAAACCTTCGCTGGTGTTCCAAGCAAAAATAAACGCTCCAACTAATGCAGCAATGATCGCGATTACTATTCCAATCGGTCCGGTTAGAGCTGTAAATACCCCACCTAAAGCTGGGAATGAAGTGGAAAGGAATCCGACTGCAACTTTAAGCTTTGCGAACCATACGAGCATTGATCCTCCGACAAAAAGCAGAGGGCCAATCGCAGCTACTAAAGCAGCGATTGCCAGTGCCATTTTTTGAATAGGCTCCGGTGCATTAACGAACTTTTCTACTAATCCACCAATTGTATCCGCAACACCTCGAATTGCTGGTGCCATGATTTCTTGAATTACTATTGCAGCAGACTCAAAAGCTCCCATCATTTGTTCAATAGATGAGTTCATGTTGTCTTGCATTGTCCGAGCCATTTCATCAGCAGCACCATTTGAATTCTTTAATGAGTTAGTTAATTCATTTATTGCATTTGGTCCCTTTTCAATTAATGCCATCATTCCTGATAGCGATTCTTGCCCGTAAAGAGTCACTAATGCGTTTTGCTGTTGTTCTGGTGTTAATCCTTGGAAAGCGTGTTGCAACATGCCAATTTGATGCTCTAGTGATTTCATGTTGCCTTCAGCATCATAGAAACTCAAACCTAACTCATCCATTTTTGCGATCATTGGGTCAGTTGGTTTTGCTAAACGAGATAAGGCTCCACGAAGTGATGTCCCTGCTTGTGATCCTTTAATACCAGCATCAGACATGATACCAATCGCTGCGGATGCCTCTTCAAGCGAAATTCCCATCGCATTTGCTACTGGAGCGATATATTTCATCGCTTCTCCCATATCTGCAACCTCAGCATTCGTGTCAGCTGCCGCACGTGCAAACACGTCCGCAACATGACCTGCTTGACTTGCCTCAAGTCCAAATCCTCGCAAAGCTGTTGCTGCATTCTCAGATGCCAAAGCCACATCGCCACCAGAAACAGCTGCTAAGTCTAAAAGACCAGGCATGGCGGCCATGATCTCATTTGCATCGAACCCTGCAGAGGCTAGGTTTTCCATACCTGCTGCGGATTCTTTCGCACTAAAAGCCGTTTTCGCACCTAGGTCAATCGCCTGCTGTTTCAGTTGTTCAAAAGAATCCCCAGTCGCCCCAGAGATCGCTTTTACACGACTCATTTGTTCTTCAAAGTCACCGCCAATTTTTGCAGCAGCAACACCAGCACCAAGTATTGGCACCGTAAGCAGTTTTGTCATCGACTTCCCAGCACTTTGCATAGTAGATCCAACGGCCATCATCGTACTATTTGAGTCTTTTTCGAAGGTTTCGACTGCAGATTGAGCATCCTTGAATGTCTGGACAAATCCGCTGTCAGTCGCCTTCAGGTAAGCCTCAACTGAAAATGTTTCTGCTATATCGTCCCCCTCCCCTCTCTAAACTCACGAAGGTTCCTAGCAATCTGTTTCAACTCATTGATTCGTTTTTCGTCTAATTTGCTTTTATGAAGATCAGTACCTTTTAAGGCTTCATTAATTCGTTCTTCGTAATCATAAAAATCGATGAACTCCTTATAAATTGCGTTACCTTTATTATCTCTAGCCCTTACAGAGTTATTTAAAAAGGCTTGCTCATGACGCTTCATATCCTCGTCAACTTGAGAAAGCTTGAAAGCAATCATTCGCAACTCAAATTCTCGCAAGGTCATCTGATTGATCTCTTTAAACGATTTACAACCCAGAAAACGAAAAGCATTAATCGCCAAGTCTTCATAAAATTGACGGCTTGTTTTAGTTATTTTTGTTTTGCTACCTTCGCCGCTTGTTTTTTCAACTTCTTGATCATTGCTTTGGTTAAGTCCTGCTTTCCCAATTCATCAATCATTTCCTCCGAAAGCTTTTCGATATCCTGCGACATCAGCCATGCTTCAATTTCTGAACGCCCAACTTTTGCCTTGTCTACTTGTAAAGCTTCAATAATATTTCGAAGAACAACAGGGTTATACTGTTGCAAATAAACTAATGACGAACTAACTCCCATGCCGAATTTAGCTCCGCCATTTTGAACTTCATAAACACGATCTAACGCTTCAATCGCTCCAATGGTGAACTTCACTTCGATAACTTTTCCGTTAATATCAAGATTCATGATTTTCCTCCTAAAATAAAAAGGCTAGACGTTTGTCTAACCTTGTCCCGATTCTTCTTCACTACCTGGTGTCGTGTCTCTAAAAGCATATTGCGCTTCTTCAATGACTTTATCTGAAACTGTTGCATAGCCTTTAACTGGCTTACCTTCGATTGTTGCCTCCGTCTCGATTTCGTCCAAATCTTCAACGTTCGAAGGAACACTCCATTTGCCGACTTTACCGCGAGCGTATCGAGCGGGGTATTTCCCTTCCTTTTGGACTCCTTTTAAATCAACATCCCAAAACTCTACTGTAGCGCCATCCTCAACAGCGCTCAGCATGTATTCATTTTCGTCATCTCGTGACGCTAATCCCTTCAATGATAGCGACACTTCTAACCCGCCCGATGTCGGCACAGCTCCATCTTTTGTCTGCTGCGACTTGCTATCGCGCGAGTATTCCCATTTATGTTCAATCTGATAAAGCGGCTTTGTCGCAGCTACAGAATCAGCTTCGTCTAAACGACGAACTAATAAAAGCTTGTCTTTACCTTGAATTGCTCCCATTAATATTCCTCCTAATAAAATCGCATTTCTAGCGGAATTACACAGTGCCAGAGTGCGGTATTTGTCGTTGTGTCTTGCAGCATCTGTGGCTGTGTATTATTGTTTAATATTTTCCAATTAAAGCTTTTTGATTGTCGAAATTTTCTGAGCTCCTGCATAATGGCACCTTTCATATCAGATACCTGTTTACGTTTCGTGTGCAAGCCGTAGATATGAACAGATAGTTGAATCGTTCCGACTATAATTGACTTCGTAGCAGATGGGAGTTCTTGAGATTCGCCAATATAAACGAACGGATAGGGTGTATTGTCAGGCGGCAAGTAAGTAAAAACGCTATAACCCAAATCCTGACAAATCTTAAATACTTCATCGTATAATTCTTGATCTGGTTCTTTGACCATCACGCCACCAACTCTCGCATTTCTTTTTTAAATATAATTTTCTGATAGTTGAAGGCCGCACGTACGAAAGGTTGTGCGTTCATAAACCGTGTGCCAAATTCTAAATAAGGACTATATTCAGTCATTGGCATAACAAGAACTGAAAAACCTGCCTCTTGAATCTGCATAATAATTGACCGTTTGGTTGCACCGGTCGGACTGATAAACTCGCCGTTGTGATAATGGCCTTTGAATTGCGCTCTTTTTTGCATTTGATTGGTTAATTGTGCTCCATTATTTTTTACGACTTTCTTTACATCATCCAACGATGCTGCGTTTTGCAGATGCCTCATTAACTGATCAATACCCTTATACTCAAGATGTGCTTTCATTCTTAGACACCTCTTGTACGATGAATGTGTTTTTTAACCTTAAGTTTCGTTCGGTAATTATCTCAAAGGACTGGATTTTACCAGTTAGCTTATTGAGAATTGTCACATAATCCCAAGGTTTAACATACGGCCGCAGCAGGCGAATAACTTTTGCTCCTTGCTTGATCTCTCCAAAAAGCTGTTTTGAGCGATCCGTTCCAAGATCAGTTACATTGGCTAACTTTGAAATCTCGGTTTTTTTTCCGTCCACATACTCTCCGAGTTTGGGGTCGTAAT